CCATCAATAACTAATGTTGAACCACTTGTTCTAACACCATTCGTTCCACCAACTAATAAACCTCCTTTTATCCACGATTGGTCTGAGGTTGTTAATTTGAAACCAGTTGCAGGTGATACGCCTATACCTAAACCAGTAGAATTAAATCTAGCTACTTCTGAACCTGCTATCGTAACACCAATATTCTCATCAGTTGGAATATAGAAACCTTCGGATGTATTAGCGTTAAATGATAGTGCAGGAACGGATTCTGTACCAGTTCCAAACAGCATTTGATTAGTAGATAGTTTTATGGGCAAGTCATTACCTGCACCATCTGTAATGGTTTTTGCAGTCGTTGAGATTGCTAATGAATCTGTGCTTTTAAGAAGACCGAGATAACTCGCTGATATATTTACTCCAGTTAATGATGTACCCATAAGAATATTTTATTTACAAATATACTATTTTTTCATTTTCATTATATGCTTGTTGTGATGCTCACGATGACAGTTAGAACATAGTATCTCACATTTACTCATAATCTCCGTCAATATACGATCTACTTTACCGTCATAAAAACTTTTTTCAGATAAGTTTCTGATCTCTCTTGCTATTGATAACTTCTTTCTTTTAGTATGATGAAAGTCTAAAGCACTAAAGTTTTTATCATAACCACACTTTACACATTTAATATCTATGTGTGTTGATAGCTTATATATAAACTCTTGCTTCCAATGTCTGTGTCTTTCTTCTCTTTTCTTGTTTCTACAATCTTTGCAATGTATCTCAGGTTTCTTATTTTCTCTTTTGTAGTATCTATTGTATGGTTTGTGCTTTTTACAAGAAGCACAAATCTTACCTTCCTTGTCCTCTGTATTTTGTACCACTATAGTATTTTCCGTTCTTGTTGTTAGTGTTTCTGTTTTTAGAGTGTATGCCTTTACGTTTTTTCTTTGGTTTAGCTTCGTATGCTTTTGGAAAAAACCTTTTAGCCATTACTTCTTAGAATATTTTTCTAAACCTCTTGATCCAAAGTACGCACCTATGACTGTTATAAGAACGATCTGCAATAAATCAACCCAACTCTCTTTGACCTCAAAAGATATTTTACCTGCATCTATGAATACTAGAAGAATAGTAGAAATAACAAGGATCAGGAGAACTAATGGTCTTATGTTTTTAGATAACCAACTATCTGATGTAGAATCATACTTCCATCTCTCAGTAGTATTCTTCTGCATCTCAATCTCAAACGACTGAAATAATTGCTGTATCTCTTGATTCGCTTTATGCTTTTCTTCTTTTGTCTGTACGAAACGATCAACAATGTTTGCGATACCATTAGCAGTTTCTCCAAAGAGTTTCTGAAATATCTTATTCATCTATCATTATCTGTTAGCCACACATATATTATCAACCCCCCAACAAGCAAAGCACCAACAAGTGTCACAGCTACCACAGCAAAATCTACGTTTTCCAAATGTATTTGCATTACAATTCATCTATTAAATCCATTAATTTATGTTCTATTCTAAGAAATATTTCTATCCTTTGTACACCTTCCCATTCCTTCAACCCATCTGCTACATCCATAAGTGTATTGATCTTTGATAATGTCTGTGTTGTTTTTAACTGTTCGTTTACATCTTTTTCTGATAAACTAATATCACTTAATAATTTCATTTTTTATATACTTTATCTTCTAAACTATTTAGTCTTCTGTTTGTTTGTTCTTCAAATTTTTCTAATTCTCTTATCAAATAATCAATTTTTTGATTAATTACTTTAGTATCGTCTTGCTGAATCTTATATTCGGGAAGTGTTTTAGCTACTTCTATTTCAGCAGTCAGTTGTGAATAAGTCATTGTAAGCGATATAATACCGCCAACTAATAGACCTATAAACTTGATGTCAAGCTTTATATCGCTACGACCATCTGAATCAAGATCAATAGCTACTTTTTTATCTAAGATTTCTTTTGGCATAATATTTTTTTTTGATTTAGATTTCTTCAAAATTAATTATTTTAATTGATAGATGTTTTTGCGTATCTAAAATATCTGCTAGTAATGGATAAATTCTTTTATAACAATCAGTAGATTGTCCTAGAAATCCATCTTTTGTAATATTTTGTGATACAACATTTCCAACAAGAAGACAACCATCTGTATCGTCATCAGTATTCCCACAATGCAGAAGAATGTGAGTAAAATTAGGCACATCCCTAATTTCAAGCATACCTCTATGAATACTTGGAAAACGTTTTGAATACTTATTGTGATAACCTCCTTCTTTTCTGTATTCAATTTGATAAGTGCCTTTAGGTATGCGAGTTTCTCCATAAACTTTGACCTCCCTTTTTTGATCTTCGAGAGTAAAGCATAGAAAATCTTTTTGGTTTGTTTCATCATTTACTATGTATAATATTCCAAGTGTGCTTTCATTTTGTGAACTAAATCTATACAATTCTAATCTCATAATTCTTCTACAAGGTTTGATAGCGTTAGAATACCTCTATAAATCGTTTCTGTGTCCGTATCCGTACTAATATAAGCCACACCATTACTTTGTGCAGAAATACATTTAAAGTTGTTAGAAGCCATATTAAAGAACGATGTTCTATCTACAAGTATTTGGGTGATCTGATTCATAGCTAGGTTAGCATCAAGTTGTCCACCAGTATTGGTATCAAATGCAGTTACGATTTCCACATCTGTTATGATCTCATTTAAATACGTATCTTTAATATCTTCTGCTATAGAATTAGATACAGATGTAATCAAAATGTATGGTGTACTTGCTGATGAAGGCACAACATTATATACTGGTACATTTGCAGAGTTAAGTGTGATGTTGCCATTAAGTGCATCAAAAACTTGTTTACGTATGAAGTGACTTGCATCTTTCATTTCCTATATTCCTTTTGAATTTGTACTGACCAATTATCTTTAAATCTTTTGATTGATTCTTGTATGGATGGCTCAAAGAATGGTTGTGCTTTCATATTAGCTGTACCTTCTTCTACAAACGTAGCGTAGTCTGCATTATATCCAACTACTATACTGAATGGTTTACCTTCTAGGAACACCGATTGTTTTAAAGTACCAGTATCTACTGGAACTCTTCTTGATGATCTTCTGATTATATCCGTACCCATACCTGCAAGAAGTTTAGAAAAACCTTTATTTGGTTTTATAAACTTAGCTAACGCTTTCATCTTACGATTAAAACGTCTTTTACTTTCTGCTGACATCTTTGCGTTTTTCTTTGCCATTATTGTTGTTTATCTGCTAATATTTTAAATGTGTATAAATCTTCTTCATACATCTCGTTGATTCTATACTTATTAGAATCGTTTGTAAGAAATAATATGTCACCTCTTTGAATGTTTGTCGTAGCTGTGTTCTTACGCAATGTCAGCTCAATACCAGTTTGAAGTATTCGTTTACCATCTCTAAATATCATTCTTCCATTTAAGAACTCACGATCACACCAAAATGTACCTATAGTTGACTGAGAAGATGTGAAGCCACCATACCCATCAGCAGAATTAGTGTTTCTCTTTACCGTTAATCTGTATCGTAAATCCCCTGCTTTTATCATAACTCATTATAGTAAACATATTTAGATAATATACTTTTTATGTTTGTGGGTAACTGTGCAACAATAGTTCCTTTAACATATTCTGCTCTGTTATCGTAGTACGTTGTTGCTAATTGTTTAATCGCCATTTTAATATCACTAAATGAAAGACCACTTGTTGTATATACGATCTTTATATTACGAACATAGTCTGAAGGTATCTCAATATATTTATCTTCAAACCCATAAACATTATGACCTATACTTGATAGTGAACCACTACTATCTTGTTGTTGCACAGATGTTACAGATGCTATTGGTGCAAATGGCAAGACTATTTTGATCTTACGTCTATACAAATCACCGTATTCACCTGATCTATGGACATCACTTATGAACAGCGTTCTTGTCTTTGCGACAATATCTCTGTTTATATATGCTTCACACTTCTCTCTAGCAGACTTAATCATTTCTGCAACGATAGTATCATCATCAGATGTTTCTATCCTTGCATAATCTTTAAGTTCAGAGTTTGCAACAATCTCGCTTCCAGTAGTCGAATCTATTTGAACACTAATCATTTTGTTTCTTTATCTACTTTTAATTCTTTGGTTTCTTTTTTTTGTTTATGTTCTTTTTTTTCAATAGGTGTACCCCAACCTTTAGCGATCCACTTATCTACATTTGATTCAGGTATATCAAGAATATCGTCTTTCTCATATTCTACACCTTCACGAACAATATCTACTTTACATTTTATTTTCATAATTCTAAAATTTGATTTAAACAAAGATAAAAAAAAAGAGCAACAAAAATGTTGCCCTTTTAATAACCCAATAATATAACTTATTATGAAGTTTCTAAAGCTGTTTTAGCTGTGCTAAACGAACCTTTTACGAAAGCGTTTGGTAAATAGATAGCGTGAGCCATTCTTATAATACCTCTAACGCTGACAAGATACTTGTCAAAGTTATCGTTGTTTTCATATCCAAAGTCCACAGTTAAGTTTTCTCTTTGGAAAACTTGTGATCCTTGTGAGAAGTCACCAACAACAAATGATCCTGAAGCCATCTTATTATTTAGATAGACTGGCACACCATTTATTCTAGTGAATCCTTCACTTGTTACCACAGAATTACCTCTTAGATACTCGTTTGTTGTATCTTTTAATAAGTAGATTTTATGGAAGTCAGTTGGATTTAAAATGATTCCATTACCTGCATAATTAGCTAAGGCTAATTGATTAAGGGCAACAATCAGTACATCTAATTCTTGTGCAGATTCGATAGCGTTAGCAAACCCACCTGCTGAGAAAGTTGTACCTCCATTCATCAAACCTAATTGATTTGGTGAACTTCCTGATCCATTAAGTAACTGATCATCAACTACAGTCATAATCTTTGCAGGAATCCTTTGTGATAAGTAACTCTGCAAGGCAGGTGTGTCATCGAGCATCTCTTGTGAGATAGTCATAACAGCACTTGTCTTCTGTACTACAGCATCAGTTGCAGTTAATTGGAACTCAGAATCAGATGGTGCTGAACCTTCTGCAACATTACTTGCATTGTCAGTATAAGCTGATTCTTTCACATATCTAATGACATTAGATGTTGTAGAAGCTACTGGAATTATATTCATCATATTCGTCACATTTGACGGATCACGTTTAATTCCTGCTACTCTCTCAACACCAGTTGCATCTCTAGCTGAACTAGCACCTGCAAAGTCAGACGATATTAAAACGTCTGCTTTAAGGTCGAATGATGCGTTGTTTGAATTTCCTGATCTCATTGCTTGGAATGATTCGCTCTTTTCAATAGCATCACCGAACACATCTGACTTAGTTTTGTAAACATCACTAAAGTTGTCTTTTTTGTTTTCAACTTCGATTTTGTCTAATCTCTCTACTATTTCAGAATGTTTCTCGACAAGGTTCTTAACCTCGCCTTTGATTACAGTATCGACTTCACTATTAACATTATCTTTGATTGACTTAGCAGATTTCTCCAGTTTCTCATCAATAATATTACAAACATCGTCTAACTGTTTTTTTATATTCTCATCCATTATTTCGAATTTAAATTGTTAAACATATAATTAAAGATTGAATCTGAAGTGATATTATCTTTCTTAGTTTCTAAGTGTGCATTACCACGAGTTAGTTCCTTGTCTGATTGGTGTGTATTATCACGAGCAATCAAAGATTTTAAAACTTCTAATTCATATTCGACTAAATAACCAAGATCATCTGTAATGTTTCCTTTACGGATTAACTTGATTAAGTTATCAAATCTCTTTGTGTAATAGTCGATCTTTTCAGATTCGCCTTTTACCTCTAATATTTTTGCTTCTTCGTTTGATGCAAGAGTTACTGCTGATATTTCAAATAGCTTTGCTTCTTTGATTACCCTGACACCATCTTCATTATAATCTTTCTTTACTGGCATTATTCCGACTGAGTTCTCGTCAATAACTTTGTAAATCATAAGTTCTAAGACTTCTCTACCAAAAGTAGTCTTAGGTACTTCAGCAACAAATGCTAAACCTTTATCATCTTCATACAGCTCTCTCATCTTGCCGATTGGTTTTGTAATGTCGTGCTGATATAAATACTTTACACGAGAACCATTGTTCTTTATGGTTCTTGAATATGCACCTTTTTCTATAATATCTTTATCTGAATCTTCGTTACCAAAGACAGAACCGTATCCTTTTACTATTCCTAGTTTTTCATCTACGTCACTTATCTCTCCTTGCTTAAATAATACTTTACTCATAATCTTAAATTTATTTTCAAAAATAATACAATTTTTTTTCTAATGTTTTAATCTACTTGTACGAAGGGTACAGATAAACATTTACAATTCACAACTTCTTTTGCAGATGCACCTAGTGATGTGTCAGAAGGAAACATCAACAATGAACCACCAACTTGATAAGGTTCATTTGATGCAATAGGATTATTACCATATTGTATGTCTGCTGATCTGTGTGTATCCCTAACATTTCTACCTCCTGAAATCCATTCTTTTACTAGGTTGTCTTCACCATAGATATCTTGTGCAGATAGTTGGATACCAAAGTTAGCAGAAGCAGTTGTCTCTGTTTGCACTATTCTTCTTGCCATCCACCTAGCTTTAAATCTTAATCTCTTACTTATTTCTCTAACTCTTTCTTCTAAACCCATTGACATAAATTCTTCATTTTTAGTCAAATCTGTAATTACCTTTTTAAGTGTTTGTAGTGCTACACCATTCACAGAGGTTACTTCCTTTGCAGTAGCTAAGTAATTGCTTCTTTGTGTAGCGTATCTATCAAGACCTTCAATTATGGTTGATTCTAAGTTTCTTCTTTCTTGTGCAGTTAATTGTTGTCCTCTTTCTATTCTATCTAATAATCTTTCAAATTCAAACTCTGACATTTTGTTTACAAATAACTTAAAGTTTTTTCTGTACCAATATGCAAACCTAAGACCAGTTTGTCTGTACATCTGTTTGTACATTTCAATTACTTCTTTTTCTGTAAATAATGTATTGAAGTTTTGGTTTGTTGGTGTAGGATTTTCTTCATACATTTTAACTGCTTTATCATATCCTATAATATAGAATTGATATGCAATGGGAAGATTCTTCTTTTGTGCTATCCTTATTTGTTTCTCAAATTCAGTAGATACTTTTCTTCTATTCTGTTTTGTTTGTATTGACTTTCTTGCAGATATGCTTCTACAGACTGCATATCGTTGTTGTGTATCAGGGTATTCTGACATAGATGTATCATCAATCATACATCTTCGAACAAATTGATTGCTTGATTCTCCTGCTCTTGGTTTAGGTAGTGGCATCTTCTTCTGCTTTATCTATGATCCTCTTACACCATTTGTACATAGGATCATCTTCAACCCTAGATACTTTATTATCACCACCCCATAATGAGTAAGATATATCACCACAGATTGGTTTATCTTTTTCATCTATGTAGTCACCAGTAACATATTCGTATGCTCTTGATAGATATGCAAATGTTTTCTTTACGATTTCCAATGATAGACCACGACCTGCAATGAGGTCGTTTGCTCTGTTTTTACCCACTAAGGTAGCACAAGGATTGTTAAAAGATTCATTGATTTCTTGTGCTTTCTTTGCGTTCTCTCTTACGGATTTGGGATAATCGTCATAAGTTTCTTGTTTGTATTCTTCTTCGTCTTCGTGTCTATACTTAGATAAAGCATCTTCTAACTCATCCATATTTGCACAAGGCATATATACCATACCATCTTCTGTTTCGTGGGTGTGTGTTGTAGAACAACCAATCGCTTCAGCTCTCTCTTGTGCATCAACTCTATTATCAAAAACCTCATTATGATATGACTTATCGTCTTTGCTAGACATTGGATGACCTGATGGTAATAAATCAGTATCGTGTTTGCCACTTCTAAATCTACCATTTCTCAAAGCAAATAAATATGACCCCACACGTCCCATAGCCCATTGGTCTTCGTTTCTTACGTTTGGTCGTACAGATGCAGGGTTGGTTCTATATGCACCTACACCCCTTCTATATACTTGATACAATGTTCTTACAGTAGTTCTTTTTGTTTTATCATCACCGACCTTTTCGTTATGTTCTTCTACTTTATTTCGTAACGCAGTTTCCAATCTAGCAGTCATCTGCTTTTCTTCTTGCTCTTGCATATCTTCCATCTCATCTTCTGTCATAACATCATCTTCTTCTTCAGCTTCTTGTACTGGGAACGTAACGTCATCTGATATACCTAAATCTAAATCAGATATTGGAACAAACTGATTTGGAACTAGATACTCATTCATAATTGGATTATCTTCATCTACACCATAACCACTAGCTTCTCTTTTTTCATTTGTTGTAAGCCAATAACTCTTAGATAGATTGTCTATCAGTTGTTGTTGCTCAGGCATAAGTTCAGGAATCGCACTATAATCAAAGTCAAAGTATAGATTCTCGCCATACATTGGAACTAGCCATCTATTGAACTCATCTCTGATCTTATTAAGTTCAGGAATGATTGCATTAGTAAATAATACCTTTCTAGCTATCCTATAATTATCGTATGTGGTTGATTCTGTATTATTTAATAATTGTACTGGTACACCATATAGATTACACAAATCTTTTATTGTTGCATTGTATGATTCTAATAGTTGCAAGTCAGAAGTTGATAATCCAAAGTTTGTCCACGAGAACTTCTTACCAGTAATCATAATATCATTTGCAGACTTGCTTCCTTGATAGTTTCTTCTTAGTGCATCTTTAAGTTGTTGTGCTTGGGTTGGTGTCAGTTGGTCATCGTCAGGTGTAAGCATTCCTCTAGCAGATTGATTGTGTAAGAATTTAAGATTAGTTTCTACTGCTTCGTTTGCAGTAGTAAGAACTCTCATACCTGCTTCTATTGGTGATTGTCCATATAGATGTGTACCATCACCTTGATAATCAGGATTGAAGTCTGCAATGTGCAATACTTCTTCAGCAGATAATTCATACTTGCTTTCGTTATACATCATAGTATATTTAGATACTGGTTTAAAGATACCATCAGACTTGATCTCTATTAAGTGTGCAGGTAGATTGTAGAGTTGTGAGTAGATACCTTTGTTTTCTCCGTTCTCAGGTGCAATACCATATACAAATCTGTTACCAGTAAGTTTACCAAAAGATATTAATTCTTGCAAGAACACAGAAAACGATTGAGCAGGGTTAGGTCTTTCAAGAAGTTTACCAAGTGCAGAATGTTCTACTTCTTCAAAAATATGTTTTCTCATCAGTTTAGATTTGAATACTGATTCTTCATTTAATCCATTTGATAGTAAGCCTTTATATTCTTTTACTGCACTTTCATCTAGTTTCTGATATATCTTGAATGGTACTGTTATTGCAGACTTAGATATTAACTGTATTAGTGAATAGATAGTTGGATTGTATTTGTACCCTTTGTCTATAAAGTCTTCATTGTATTGTGAGTTAGTTATTCTGTTATTTCCAAGCACATTATAGATGAACCTATTGTACTGTTCGTTGGTCTGCTGACTATTAAATGCTTTCAGACCATTCCTGATTCTTTGAAGAAAACTTGCCATATATAGAATTTATTTTCAAAAATACTAAAAATTATTAAACAATGATAAGGTTGCTCTCTCTAGCTAATCCAGTTGTAACTGCATATCTGAACGCATCCATTAGATGATCCATACCATTTTGTTTTATTTTATTTATTGTCTGACCGTCTTTATTAGATTCCCATATATAATACTGGTATTCTTGAAGTAGGTTTTTACTTTGCTTAGAAGCAAAGACATCGTATTCTTTTATGATCTGAATACCATTCATAACTGATCCTGCACCTTTGATAGATGGTTTACAGTACAATCCTAGTCTTTTCATATCTTCAAGTGATTTAGGCTCTGCACTATCGCAGATAAATAATTCTTCTTCTAATCCAAGATTCTTTATTTCATTGAATATGTCTTGGTTGGTTAAACCTTTTTTGTATAACAATTCGTGAACATACAACCTATCGTTCTTTCTTCTTACTTCTACAATAGAAGTCTCGTCATTGCTATAACCCCAATCAAGTCCATAAGATACTTCAGATGAATCTTTATCTATAAATTCATTGTAATCAATCCATTTCCAGTTATCAAAGATCTGACCCTCTTTAAATGTAGCACGTTCTCCTAATCCATATACTCTCCATCTGTCTGCATCTCTTTCTTTCATTCTTAATATTTCTTTTTTGATTTCAGGATCAAGGAAGGCATTGTCCTCAAATGTGGTAATAAAAGTATCACAATCATCTCTTGTACAGATGTCAGAATATATCCAATGTATCACATCAGATGGGTTGAAGTCTAGTATCATCTTCTCAGTAGTTCTTAATGATAACTGATTAAAGTCTTCTAAGAAGAACTCGTTAGCTTCATTTAAGAAGCAATGTGTACGTTTCCTACCTCTTACCTTCATCTCATTATCTAATGATATAAACTCTACAAGATGATTCTTATACTTAAATGTCATTTCTGCTTTGTTTATTTCTGCAAAGTATGTGATCCCTACCTTATCAGCTATTTCCATAAAGTCTCTGAATACTGATCCTTTGAGTGCAGGTAATGTTTTTCTAGCTATAGTAATGACTAATCTTTTTTCTCTTGTAGTAAGCAAGTAAATAAGATATTGACAGATAGCATACGTTTTGCCTGATCTACTACCACCTTGATGTACTATTATTCTTTTGTCTGAATTGACTGTTTGATAGAATTGCGTATTACATTCTATTGTTTCTTTTCTACTGGCTTCCATTCAATAAGTTTGCTTTCTATCCCACCTTTATGTTCAATGATATTTTGTTCGATAAAGCCTCGGCTTTTGCCCTTAGTTTTAAGGTAAAATATTGTCGAAGTTGCATTATCATTTTGTATCTGTTCAAACAGTTTTGATTCTACAAAGTCCAATGCTACATTCTGAAGTTCATCTACTTTCTCTTTAAACTTAATATCATTGTTATAATACTTATAGAAAGTTGATCTATTGCATCCTACCTCTTTACAAGCAGATGTTACAACACCCAAATGCTTTTCAAGAGCATTGATTAAGTTGTTTTTTAATATGTTGGTTTTTGTTGGCATAATACAAAATTAAGAATATTTTATTACGATTTGATTATACTTAAAGTTTTTACCATCAATTCTCTGTTTATAATAGTAATAAAGCAACCATAACTGCTTGATCTGCCATTCTATCTCAGGTAATCTTCTTTGATATTTCTCGTTTACTGGAAAGAGTTCTGCTAGTGCGTAAATGCGTTTATAACATTTAACATCATCGTTATTATGGTATTGGTGTTCTATTGCTTTCTCCTTATAACGCAAGATAAATGTTTCAATTTCTCTTATGACTTTGGTCTTGCCTTTTGTTATCACATTCTAAAAGTAAGATAAATTCACTTCTTGTAATAACTTTATTGAGATATTTATATGTTTTCTTGTTGTTAATGTCTGTAAGAGATATTGATTTTTCCCTTATCTGATGTGTTTTTATTCTTGGTGTAACAGCAATAAATATACTCTGTGAATCACATTTGTAGTAAGTCCACAGTTTTCTAACCGTATCGCAAATGTTAAGTGATTCACCTAGTATATTATCTTGATCTGAAATAAAAAGGTATCTAGTCTTTGATTTCTTTTGTTTCTGATACTTCTTCTGCCACCTCATCTTTTTCTAATTCTTCAACTTTAGGTGGTTGAACACCAAATTGTTCTAGTGCTTGTAATACAAGACTTGATTCAGATAATGTAAAAAGACCTGATTTGTTACCTTTCTCACATACCTGAACTATTAATTGCAATGCTTGTTCTTTTGTCATAATTAATTATTTATTTAAACCTACCAGTAATAAAATCATATTCTAAGAGCTGACTGCCTAATTTACCATTCAACCTTTGAGATTTCATCTTTACTGTTTCAAACTCAACAAAGTTAATATTATTATCAAGATTTTCTAATTGTCTTGCTAATAAATCACCTTTGGAAAGTTTATCTTCTAAATCTTCTTTTGTCATTCTATGAAGTAGTGCCATACAATCTACTTTGTTAAAGTGCATTACTCCCCCATTTAAAGAAAAGCTGTTGCATTTTAATATCTTACCTTTAAGGCTTGTTGGTGTTCGAGGATGTTCGATATATGCTACAATCTTTTCATAATTTTTTGCAAACATTTTTAAATTAGTTAGTGATACTTTTAAAAAATTATAAAGATTTGTTTCTCCGACATTTGATTCTACTAGCCAGTTCATAGGATCAATAACAAAACAATCAAATCCTTTACCTGATAATCTTTCAAATGTATTAAGTAACCCTGCTACTGATGGTAGTTCTTCTTGGTTCTCTAAGAACACAAAATGATCTTGAATAAAATCTAATCCTCTATTGTATTCTTCTTCTGTACAAACGTTATCAAACTCAGGATTAACATTCTTTCCTATGTATGCTCTAGCTAAATTTGTTATCAGCTCATACGTATTTGTTTCAGGTGAATACATTACTACCTTATCATCATAATGTTTTGCCCTCAATAGCATTGCATAATTAATGAACTCTGACTTTCCTGATTGTGGATAACCACTAAAGCAGTATAAGAATCCTTTTCTCCAAGAAAAAATACCGTTTAGCTTATCTATATAAGATGGTTGTCCAAGTTCATAACCATCTTTGAAGAAGGTGTCTAGCTTATCCCTTACATCATTCACATATACTTCTTTACATTCTTTAGCATTATCGTCTCGTTTTAAGACATCATCGAAATCAACTATCTGCAATTTACCTTTCATAGTTTTATATCATTTATTTTTTCATACACCTTGTTGATATCTTTCTTATGTTTGATCAATGCTTGTCTATAATAGTGAAGATGGTACATCTCTCCTGCATTTACCAAGACAAGTAGCTTACAGAGTTTCTCTATGTAGCTTTTAGCGTGGTTGTAAAAGGCTTCATCAATATCACGATTGTACTTGCTTCTTTTACTTGATATGTCAGCGAATCGGAAGGTAGCTTCAGCAGTTTCAAAGTCCGTCATCAACTCTTTAACTTTCAAAGAAACCATCGCCTCACTTTTAATTTTCTCCTTTGCGTTGTTTTTCATTTGTTGCGTTATTAAAAATTCAAAAAAATTTATTATTTTATAATTATTATATCTATTAGTTATATCTATAGATTTATTATTTCTATTATTTTCTTTATAGAGAAAATAATAGAAATAAATTAATATATATATTGAAGGTAAGTGTTTCCTTTCTGAAGCAATTTAAAATATTTTTTTCAATAATAAAAAGAAATAGTTGAATATAAATATATTTTTATTTAGATTTGTCCTTATGTTACAAAGATTGCAACTAGAATATAGATTAAAAGAACTTGGTATGACGAAGCTAACATTAGCAAAAAAGATGGGTGTTACACCTATGACGTTACATAACAAGTTCAATGATCCTAGTTCTCTAAAAGTTAGTGAATTAGAATCAATGGTTAAAATCGGTTTTATTAAATCCTTAATATGCGAACTATGAATGATACACAGAATCAGATTATAAGACAATCATCATTAAAAGCATCTATTGACTTTTGGAATTTAAAGACTGGTGGTAACTGCGAAGACATAACCGAAGGTGATATAATTAAAACTGCATCACAGTTTGGTTATTGGTGTGCTAACGGAAAGGTAGCACAAAGTATTAATAATAAACTTTTAAAATAAATAATATGAGTGAGACAATTTACTTAGGTAGTGGTAAGACCGTTACTGGTCAGTATGGAGAGTTCTTCAACGTGACTTTGAATCTTGATAAGATCAAACAAAATCCTAACGTTGTAGAAGATTATAAAGGTAATAAATTTGTAAGGTTAAGAATATCTAAAAAAGAACAACCTGATAAGTTTGGTAAGAATGTTAATGTTGTTTGGAATGATCCAAGCAAGATAAAGCGTAAGACTGAAACGCAATCTGCTGATGATAGTGGGTTACCGTTTTAGTTTTTCATACA